GCGCGTTGGCGCCGCGCTCTTCTTCGGGCAGGTCTTTGAAAAGCTCGTCAACATAAGCATCACGGCGGTCGTAGTAGCCTGTGACCGGCTTCAATTCCATGACAAATTTCAGGCCGTCTGAAAGCGGTTTGATGTCGGTTTTATCGCGGCCGTCGGAGCGGATGTTGACGGCGGTCGGGGCGTATAGGGTTTGCCCGTTTGTGCCGATTTGGATTTCGTTGTCGCCGTTGATTCGCGCGCCGTAGCCGATGGCGATGGAGCCTGTGATTTTTCCTGTCAAAATATCGCCTTGCACGTTTCGATAGCCTGCGCTATCGCCGATGACAACACATCGCTCACTGCTCGCGTCTGTCAATGCCCAATAGCCAACGGCAACGCTGGAAACGTGATTGCCTTTTCTCATCGCCGACGCGCCGACAGCGGTCGCTTTTTGGTAATTCGTGCCTGACAACGCTGCGTCAGCTCCGATGATGGTCGAATAACCTGCGGTAACTGCCTTATTCATGGCGTTCGCGCCGATGATTGTCAGCTCTTCGTTGAGGGTTGCGGATGAGGTATCAGAAAAAACGAACTTCAGCTCGGCAGAGCCGGAGGTGGTCAGCTCTTTTGAGCTGCGAACTGTCAGATTATTACCGCTGGCCGATACGACTTTTACCGGAATGACGTCGTTTTGTAAGGTTTGCGACGCGCCTGATGTCAGGCGTATGCCTACCCAATAATTAACCTTTGCGCCTCGAATATTATTAAATGTCAAAGTAATCGTATCCCCCGATTGGGTGTAGCTGCCTGTTTCTGTGCCTGTCCAGACAACATTTCCGCCGTTTGGGGCGCGGTTTTGTTCGAGGCTTTCCATTGCGTTCGCGCCGATGACTGTCACTTTCTCGGCGGTTTTCATATTTCTTGCCGCGTTGCCGCCGATTGCTGTTTGAGCGGCGCGGCCTTGATATGTTTGCAAGACGGCCTCGCCGATGGCGATTGTTCTCGATGTTGGAGACGGCCAGAAAACTTCGATGTCGCCAGTCAAACCAACAGGCGCCGTCCCTGCCATCGCGCCAGCGCCCAGTGCAATATTTGATGAGCCTTCGCCCAAGCCTTGCCCGGCGTTTCGGCCAATGGAAACATTGGAAAAACCGCTTGTGATTCCTCGGCCAGCATTGCCGCCGATGCCGATGTTGCGCGTGCCTGCCATTTTTGACTGGTCATACCATTCGGTCTCGGCTTGTACGTTGATCAGGCTGTCGGCACCGATGGCGATATTGTCGCGGCTGATACGCGAAAAGCCCTGCGCGCGGTCGCCGATGGCGATGCCAGAAACGCATTTCTCGGTTTTTGCCATTGCGCCCTCGCCGATGACGACCAATCCAGTGCCTGTCCATTCGTTGGATTTGAGATTTGCGGCGGCTCCTGTGCCGCTAATAAATCGCCCGATTCCTGTGCGGATTGGTTGGTATGGCATATCGACGGTAGTGCCGTTGACGGTAAATTGTCCGTTGCCGTATTTGTTTTTTGTTTGGTACTTTTTATTCGTATCGATTTTTAAGCCTAAGCAATCAACAAACACGCCTAATGCTGCGCGCTCGGCGGCTTCGATGGTTTCGGCGGCGTTGTTTTTTAATTCAGCATAGCCAAAATCGCGAATGTTCAAGGCGGTGTATTGGCGCAGCCAGCGTGTACCAGATTCGCCGACGATGACTGTGGCTGCGTTGTCGGCAAGGGCTTGATTGTCAGATTTTACAAACACGCCGCCGCCGCCGTTGATGCCGTCATGATAGTTTTCGACGATGACGACGGATGCGCCGGGCTTATTAAATTCGCGCAGGGCGGCAATGCTTGGCACGCGGTAGGCGACGTTGCCGAATTTTTTATTTACTGTTTGCTCAACAAATTCTCGCGTCGCCAAAACGACAGCCGGGTCAACCTTGAGGCCGACGGCGTCGGTGTTGTCGATTTGGATGACCATGCGGATGATTTGTTGGCTTGCCGTTCCGCTGGAGAGGCGCGGCTTGTAGCTGTCGGCAATGCTGCCGATGGCGATCAGGTTGTTGTTGTTGTCAAAGAGGCCAACTTCTCGAATTGTGAAATCGCCTTCTTCTTCTGGGATGAGCAGCTCTGCAATGACTTGCTTTTGGTTGTTCTCGTCAACCTCCAACATATTGAGGCTGGCGCGATACACTTCGCGCGTCAGGGCTGTGGCTGTGGCTGATGGCGTGATGGGGTTGCCGCCGCCGTCGCCGACTGCCATTTGGCTCAAGTTGACGACTGTGCCTAATGCGGTCGCTTTGGCGATGCGCGCGGCGCCGATGTTGGTGACGAGTGTGTAATATTGTTGGCTCATGGGTTGGCTTTCGGTTTGATTGTGATGACGTCGATTTGTTGTAATGCGGCGGCGGCGCGGCCTGCCGGTTTTAAATTAATTTTCGGCTTGATGTATGGGTAAATTGTCGTGCGCTGGCCGCTGATGGTAATGCCGCTGGCTTTGAGTTTTCCGTAGGTCATAACGCCGACGGTCAAGCCGCTTAAATGACGGCTGACCGGCTTGACCTTTTGGACGATGCGCAGCATTTCCTGATAGTCGGCTTGGCTGATGGCTTCTTCTGCCATCAGGGTCAGGCCAAAACTGGCAGGCGAGCCTAGTGGCTTGGTCTGAAACCATTCTGTAATCTTGGCTGTCACGCCAAATGGCTTGAGGGCTTCTTCGATTGCGCCGTTTGTGCCTTTGAATTTATGGGTACGGTAGGCGGATTTGATGACTTCGCGTTTGCGCTGCTCGTCCCATGTGTCGTTCCAATAGTCAACCGACAATGCCCAGGCGAGATACGGCAGCAGATGCGCAGGGATTCGGTCGGGATTCCAGAGGTCGGAGACGACGGCGTAGGGGACGGGGTAGATTTCGGCTTCGCCGAATTTCTTCTCAAATGCCGTCCGCGTTGATGGCTGGGCGGTTTGGTATTTATTCATTTTGGCCGCCGTAGCTGATATTGATTTGGGTACACAATGCCGCCTGATATTGGGTTACAGGGATGGCGGCGGCAGGTTGGCTGATGACGACGCTCTGCACGCCCTCGACGCGCAGGGCGGCATAAATCATAGATAGGTCAACGTCGCGGCCTAGCTTGAAATTCTCGTCCACAGCTTCACGCATACGCGCGCGCGCGTTTTCCAAAATCGGCTCATAGTCGGGGGTCGGATAGACAATGATTTGCGCGTTGATTTGATACTCGATGATTTGGGCGGCTTTGACGGTCACGCGGTCGGCGGTCGGGCGGCGGTATTTGGCATTGACGGCCTCGGTCACGGCTTTGATGACGGCTTCAGACGGCACGCCGCCTGCTTGATTGGAGAGGACGACAATATCGACAACCGCGCCGCTCGGGCTGATGACGGCGATGTCGGCGACTTGGCCGTGCGCGGATTTGGCGTGTTGGTAATATGATTCCTCGCTGCCTGCCGTGGTCAGCGTTTCAAACGCGCCTTGTACGCGGCGGCGCAATGATTCATCGGATTCCAAAACCTGCTGGATGGGCGGCTCGACGGTGTAGTCCGCCTCGGTAATGACAAGGCGCTGAATATCGACATTGGCGGCGAGTTGGTCTAAGTCGCTGCCGCTGGCGTATGCCAACATCAAGCCTTTCGCGCGCTCGTTAAAGTCTTGGCGCATGAGCATTTCGGAGTAGGCGCACTCTTCCAGCAATTTGACAACCGGCTCTGATTCCAGCTCTAAAACCTTGCGCCAATATTCACGCTCGGCAGGCGTTTGGTATTCGGCAATGAAACGCTCCTTGCGCGCGGCAAGGATTTTCTCGAAGTCAATCTCTTCGATGACGTCGGGAGCTGGAATTTTTGACAGGTCGGCAATTTGCGGCATTTTTATTTCCTGATGCTGTATGTCTCAAGTGTGCCGGTCGAGATGTTGACGGCTTCGATGTTGATGATGACTTTTGCGTCGTTGGCGGCGGCTGCCGATACGGGGGGCGCCCGGCATTCAAACCTCTTCTGCTGCCCCTGCCGCCGTTTTAATGACCAAGAAATCCCTCTTCGACAAGGTGGGCGGTTTCCGAGAAGAGCTTGCGGTAGCTTTTAATGATGTGGATTTTTGCTTGAAGATTCGTGCCCTTGGGAAGAGGGTGGTGTATACCCCCTATGCCCTTTTCACCCATTACGAGTCCAAGTCCAGAGGACTGGAGGATAATCCGGAGAAGGTAAAGCGCTTTAACGGGGAGATTGTCTGCCTGGCAAAGGATTG